TCCGCAGTTCCCGCATTCAAAATCGTAAAGTGGCATTTTGTTCCTCCTGGGCAAAAAGAGAGGGGCAAATACGATGGTACGGCACCGTACTGCCCCTCTCTAATCCGCTATTGCGTCGTCCGGGGATCAACCGGACTTAGCCCAATTTTTTAAATTCTCATTTCATAAAAGCCTTCCTAACAATAAAATCGGCCCGAATATGGAGAGCAAAAAAACAAGCCCGATAATTATGTTCACAATGGATCCAACAACCTTCAATAATTGCTCCCCCTCATCTTTTTTAACAGGTCTGTCCCGGTTTTCATCCGGTTCTCACTTATTACCGCCGGTTTTGACAGGCCGGTTATCTGTAGCTCCAGCCGCCTTTCAACCTTGCCGTCGTACTCGCTCTCGGACTTGCTGACGACAATCGCCTCGCAAGTCAGCTTTACCGGAGTGTCAGTATTGAATTTCTTAAAATCGCACCCCAGCTTGTCAAGCGCATCGTNGTTGAGCGTGATCCGAAGCCCGTAGGGGTAGGATTCCTTTTGCGACATCGGAGCGGCTACTTCGGNTCCTCCGCTCGGTTTTTGTTTCATATTCACGATTTCAGCCATTTGACCTCCCGTTTATTACCCAGGCCGCTATCATCACGGCAATAAAAACAATGGTTATTTGCAGTAAAATCATATCATAAACGCCGGTTTAACGATCATGTTGTTCTTTTTGGCGACCTCATGGGCCATGCCGTCAAGAACCGCCCTTTCGGCAGCGTTCATCATGTGCCGAAACAGCGGAAAATTCTTTATCGGCCCATCGACCGTAACATTCCCGTTCTGTAAAAGCGTGATTTTAATTTCAGAGACCGTGTTCTGATCGCTTTTTTGGTTCATGTCATCCTTCTTGTAGATCCACCATGCCCTGCTTGGCCGTGTTTAAGCCCTCGGAATACCCGCCGGCCTTTTGCTCCACCGTTTTCATGGTCGTCCCGCCCGTCGGCTTTGGAGAAAACTGATCCTGCATTAAAAATCCAAACAGTTTTTGTGCTGCCTCTACCGGCAACCCCGCCTCAACCAGAATTTTCAGCGCTCCTGGGACGGACTGCTCCTGGGTCAATCGCTCATGAATTAGTTTCGCCTGCGGAATGTCCAGGTATTCCAGCATTGACAGCCTATCAATGTCCCCCATCTTTCGCAATTCAACAAACTGCTGACGCCTGCCGGCCTTCGTAATCGGCGCGGAGGACCCAGATTCCACGTTAAACTTGAACATCGAGAAAACATCGATCCCCTTGAAATTAACAAACTGGTCGTCAACCTTGACCTGTTTCGGTGTGGTGTCAAAGTTCATCTTGAAGTGAATATACATCCTCCCCCTGGACCGGATCAGCTTGTCAATCTGCCTTACCAGCGGGGATGCCAGCGTTGACGCTTTGTCCTGCANNGCGATAATGGCGGACGCAGCCGATATGCCNGTCGGCCGCCTCCCCTCGGATACTTCCGGGCTCATGGAAATAATGTCCATGACTCGCATGATAAACTCAAGCGCCTCCAGGTATTCCCTCGGGGGGGCCGGCGGCTGAATATACCCCAAATACGGCGCCGCAGCGATCGTTGACCTGATTACCAGTCCCACATCGTTGGTAATTTCATCGTTCTCGACTCCTGATCCCTGTACGTTATTGAAAAGCGGNAACATCTGCCGTTCAAGCGCCGTAAAATATTTGGTCAGCATCTGTTCGGCCCGGCCCTGCTGTTCTTCCAGCTGCTCAATGATCGAAAAACCCCACCACTGGCTTGAATCCTCCCGTGACGATACCGCCGAATAGGGAAACTTTCCCCATAGCGGGTAGCAGATTTTCGCCCTCTCCATGATCATGCTGGTAGCATCTTCCGGCGGGACCGATATCATTTGAATCGCAGGCTGGCCCGTGTTAGGATCAACCACCGGCTGGCCGGTTGCTTGGTCAACGACCGGCTGAGGCACCCCCGTTTCAACCAGCACGTTAACCCTCTCGCTTAACAAATTCCAGTTGATATTCGGGTTAATTGAATCGTCCAGAACCCCCTTAACGTCCGTGTCATGCAGTAGCGCCGGGCAAATCGTAACTTTCCTGATCCCGTCAGGGTACGCCGGATATTCGTTAAACTCCCCCGTCTCGACCTCTGCCGGATCGCCTACCGGTCTCCCCAAATCGTCCGTCTGCTGCTGCATGGTCTTTATCGGCTCTTTGGCGATGGAGTTGTCCCGGATCCAGATTTCGACCACCATCGTTTTGTCTTTGAGCTGTTCGGACTGCCCCTGCTCTTGGATTGGAGCGTAGTTTGACGGGTAATGCCGCCCGGATTCGCTCTCGGCCGCACCGCCCCTCGTGGTCTCCCGAATCGTCCCCGCGACCTGCTCATCTGCATCGGCAGGGATGGTAATGTTGTCGGGCACACCGAACATTTTACGAATTTCCCAGTCATACAGAAAACTGATTTCGCAAAAGTACGGCAGCTTATCCAGTTCCAGTTTTTTAAATCCAGGGCATGGAAAACAGTTAAAATCGTCCAGAACCGTAATGAGCGGATCCCCGCTTTCCTGATCGATGCCCCCCTTTTCGATCGTGGTCCCGAATATCATCATGTCTTTGACAGAGGAATGCAGGTTTGCCTGCTGCTCGGTCTCGTTCCACCATTCCTCTGATTCTTTTTGGAACGCCTTTACGGTGTACGGATCATCAGCATCATCAGCTGAAATGTCCGCAATCGGCACCTTTTCCGTCAGTGTGGCGCAATAAGACTCGATATATTTGAATATAAAGTTCACCCCAACCCTGGGGTATTTCTTCGACCGCTTTTTCCCCCTATATAGGGCGTGCAGGTCCAGCCAGCGCTGGTGCAGCCCTAAATGCCCGATTTTCTCCTTCCGGGCATCCTCCCATAGCTTGAAAAAATACTTGCCGACCCACTCGGATCCGGCCGCCGGCAGCTTTTTCAGGTTAAACTTTTTCAGCAAAGAGGCTTCTGCAGTCGTCTCAATCATTTTCTTCCTTCCGTTTCGCTACCCGGCGCCCTGCCTCCAACCCTCTATTATCGAAAAACGCGAGATACAGCGGGGATACAGTTTTTGATTGCTTGTCTGTCAGCCGTTTTATTTGTTCAGGCCAGTGTTTTAATACTATTTCTGTCGGCGTTTCTATCATCCGTCGCACCTTTCGATATGTCTTTCATACCACGGCCGGCCCGCTTCTGTGTTTTTGTACGCCTTCCCGCACTTCGGGCATTCAAGCGTTTCGGGTTCAGCTTCCGGGACCACGACTACCGGATCAGGCTCCACAACGGCCTTTTCCAGTGACGGGGCAATGCACATCAACAGCCCTTTGGCCGGTCCGTCCTGATGAACGATACTATATTCCGTATCAACGGTCCTTTGCCCAGGCCGGATAATGCCGTGTTCCGTCAGCAACCCACCATCGGCCCCTAAGAATCGACCGGTGCATCTCGGACAAAACAGGTTGCCGCCCTTTACGTCCGGGTGTGTCCTGAACATCGTCTCGGCCCAATTGTCGTTCCGAACACCCTTGAACATCCCGCCATCGTACGGTCCGCCCAGAATAAAAGCGTCCGTTGTTTCCAGAATCACTTCCCGGCAGGTTAGACAGTAAATTCTCATTAACCCTCCTTATTTCTTCCCCGTTACTACCGCAAACACCTTGTCCTTTTCGGTCATCTTCTGATTCCGCAGCCGCGCTGCCGCCGGAGATAGATGTTCATCCTCAAAGCTGCCCTCTTTGTCGTCCGTATACAGGTCTGATACGTAGCTGTACGGCTTTTTATCCTTATCCTTTTTCACCGGCTGATAAAACGGCATCGGGCTCATGATGGTTTTGTCCCTGAACACCAGCCACCCGCCCACCAGCACGGCAAGGATCGTAATCCCAAACCCGGCCCCCATGATTATAAGCGCTTGCCACCATTGCATTACGCCACCTCATCAAATTGAATGTATCGGTTTGCCTTCTGGTCCTGTTTTTCCCATGGCATTACCTTGGTTTTGCCGGTTACATAAGCCACGATTCTTTCCGGGTCCGTCTTTGGCTCGTATTTTGGCGTAATCCCCATCGGTCTGGCCATACATATATGGCAGGCTTCGTCATAGCAGTTATGAGAAATGAGTCCGCCGTCGATTATAAAGGCATGGGGGTGGGGAAGGGACAGGCAATAAACATCAGCTGTGCCTGCGTTTTCAACGGATATTACCCTTGCGCTTTTGCCAAGCTGCTTTGGCCCCGCACTCTTTAGAACATGCGCGAGTTTTTGTAGAAACAGGCGCATAAAATTCTTTGCCGCAGACAGAGCATGCCCGTAGTTCCGTACCGATACCTCTTTGCCAGCGCCATTTATCTGCGCAATGCCGGGAACAGCACTCTTGCGNATGGCTTTGCTTGATACTCTTTACCGCAATACTTACATAGCTTGGCCGTTCTGCGTGACAGGGCACCCTTGCAATGCTTTGCGTATTGGTCTTTGTGCCAGCTTTTTCCTTCCTCACTTCCGTATACAAGTCTTTTGCTTCTATCCAAACGCTTTTATTGTTTAAGAATTTATGGTCTTTTGTGCATTTAACTGATCTACCATCTTCAAACACAACATTTACCACCCCGGCGTTTTGCCGCGTCATCCAGCACCGGCCATATTTCCTATACCCGTCAGGCGTCAAGACATACCCTTTTGTTCCGACAGCATCCTTAATGGCTACCAAGCCCCTATCTGTGAAAATCTTTGTGTCCCCGTGTAAACAATGATCTTCCCCGTCGGTATCCACGTCCTCAATCCGGTTTTTATCCATAACCAAATTAGGGATGGTGCGAATGAAGTCTTTACAGGTATCATAAATCAGCATCATCGGCGGAGCGTCCGGCAGGATCCGCAGCCGTTCCCGAAATTGCCGAATCTTGACCTCTCGTCGCACGTCCCCGGGTATGAGGAAAATACCATGCTCCGCGAACACTTCGGCCGTGCTTTTACCCTGCCCGCCGCCCTTGTAATCCGGCTTCTTGGCGAAGCAATCCGGCCCGGCCAACCGAAGCATGGGGTTTTTTAGTGTAAATCTCAATTCCGATTCCCTCTCCTGGATGCCCTTTGCGATAACTGAATCCTCCAGGCGTAGGCCGGAATCCGGCGTCCCACTACACCCATACCATTCGCTACAGCGATAAATCCGGCCCTCAGAATCCACCCACCACCAGCCGACCGAAAACGGCTTGCCGAATCCCCAGTCAAACGTCATGAATGTCTGAGCATACTCAGGAATAGCCCTCGGCGCGATTACGTGAACAACCCGTGAAAACTGCGGGAACGCCTGCCCGACAAACACATCCCAGTCGCCGTCCCGGAATGCCGCTCTTAAATTTTCCGGCAGGGTTCCCAATATCGCCCAGTAATCCGGCGACAAATGCGGGTTATCCTCAGCCTTGCTTGGTACATAGGCAAACAGGCTCCGGTAATCTATCGGATGAATCCATTCATCCCCGAATAGTTTGTCCATCCATA